ACTTTGGCTCGTACTACAGTTATTTCAAGTTCAAACAGTGACAATGCAGTAAACTTCTCAGCAGGTTCTAAATTTGTATTTTGTACAATGCCCGCAAGTAAAGCTACGGTATTAGATGCTAGTGGTAATTTAACATTACCTGGAGATATAAGTATTACTGATGATGCTAAGTTAATATCAGATGCTGCAGTTCTTTCTTTTGGTGCAAACTCCGAAGTAACTTTGACTCATGTGCATAACGATGGGTTGCTACTTAATACGGATATGCAACTTCAATTCCGTGATTCTGCGATTAACATTAGGTCAGATGCCGATGGCGACTTAGATATTAATGCTGATGACGAAATTGAACTTAACTCAACTCTTATTGACATTAATGGTAATGTTGAAATTAGTGGTACTACAGCACAGGTAGGTGTTTTAACTACAACAGCTACACAGGTAGCCACTGGTGGAATTACAAGTGGTTCAAATATAGTTTCAGACACAGATTCTACGGACGACCTTGGTACAACCAGCGTTCGATGGGCAAACTTATTTGTAGATGGTATTACAGCAACTGACCAGATTACAGCTACAGGATTTACAGGAACACTTGACGGTATTTTAGGTAGCGGAACTCCTGCTGCCGCAACAGTATCTTCCTTAACTTCAGGTGGCAATGTAGTTTCAGACACAGATTCTACGGACGACCTTGGAACAACGAGTGTTCGTTGGGCTAACTTATTTGTAGACGGTATTACAGCAACTGACCAAATTACAGCAACAGGATTTACTGGAACACTTGATGGAATTTTAGGAAGTGGTACGGCAGCGGCGGCAACTACTACTGCTCTCGCCTCTACTACTATTACTGCTAGCGGTATTGTAAAAACTGATGATACAACTAATGCGACTTCTACAACAGACGGCTCATTACAAACTGACGGTGGTTTATCAGTAGCTCTTGATGCAGTTTTTGGTGATGACGTTAAATTATTAACTGATTCAGCAGTTCTTTCTTTCGGTGCTGGTTCAGACGCTACTTTAACACATACAAATGATGTGGGTCTTACATTAAACTCTACAAACAAATTAATGTTCAATGACGCCACTCAATTTATACAAGGTGCAAGTGGTACAGTATTAAATATTGCGGCAACAGATGAAGTAGATATAACTTCAACCTTAATTGATATCAACGGTAATGTTGAGATTAGTGGTACTACTGCTCAAGTCGGAGTGGCAACTTTTACTGCTAGAGATATCCATAGTGGTGGAATAACAGTAGCAGATGCTGGAAATATTGGTTCTGCTTCAGACCTAGATGCGATTGCAATTGGTGCTGATGGAGACGTTACATTAACTCAAGACCTAGAACTACAACATGATGGTGCGATACTATCTTTTGGTGCTAATGATGAGATAGCTTTAACACACGTACATGACACAGGATTACTCTTAACAGATTCTGGTGGTTCACCAACATTACAATTACATAACGCTAGTGAAGCTGTATCTTCAGATGGTAGTAAATTAATATTAACATCCAACGGTGTTGCGTTTAGTTTACCTACAGCGGATGGAGATGATGGGCAAGTAATGAAAACTAACGGCAGTGGTGTATTTTCATTTACAGATGTATCGGCCACAGCACTTGCTGCTGATAATATAAGTATTGGTGACGCTGCTGTATTGCTTTCAACATCATCTGGTAATATTGTAATTGATGCTGCAGCAAACGATTCAGATATTATATTTAAAGGAACAGATGGCAATGCGGATACTACTTTCTTAACTATTGATGGTTCTGCGGCAGGAGCTGCAACCTTTAATAATGATGTGACTGCTTTCTCTGATGAAAGACTAAAAGACAATATTGAAACAATACCAGATGCTTTAGATAAAGTATGCCAAATGCGTGGAGTAACCTTTAACAGAACTGATTTTGATGGTGAAAAACAAATGGGCGTTATAGCTCAAGAAGTTGAGAAGGTTATACCAGAAGTTGTAAGAGAAGATGATTCGGAAGATAAAATTAAATCAGTTGCTTATGGCAATATGGTTGGTGTTCTTATAGAAGCTATTAAAGAGTTAAAAGCTGAAGTAGATGAACTAAAAAATAGGAGTTAACTATGAATTTTGGTATTGTTGCTTTTTCACAATCTCCTTTTTCTACTCAACAGTTTGAAGTATTAGACGTTGCCGTAACAGGAACAGCTTTAGGTTTAAATCAAACAGCCGTTGTTACAGTAGGTCATGCTAATGTTAGTCTTACGGGTAGTGCTATGGCATTTTCTATCACGGAAGTTATTACGATAGCAGATGCTAATTTAACTCTCGAGACAAACTTATTAACAAGCAGTATTGGAATCACTAACGGCATAGGTTGGGCTACAGTTGATTCAGGTACTGCTCAAACATGGACTTCTGCCAGTACAGGCACTGCTCAAACATGGGTCCCTGTAGACGAGGTTGAAAAGGTTGCATAACGACCTTATAATGAATATAAACATACAAAGTAGGTAATCATGGCATCAACATTTTCAAGTGACTTAAAATTAGAACTAATGACAACAGGGGAGAACCCTGGGACATGGGGAGACAAAAGCAATAACAACCTTAATGTAGTCCAACAAGCGGTTGCGGGTTATGAAGAAGTAGCAGTAGCCTCTAGTGATGTCACTTTAGCAATGTCAAATGCCACAGTATCTAATGCTAGAAATATGAGTATTAAATTTACAGGAACTTTAGCAGCTAACAGAATTGTAAACATGCCTGCTTCAATAGAAAAATTTTTTAATATTATAGATGGTACAAATCATGCAGGTTATACTCTTACTTTTAAAGTAACTTCACAAACAGGTTTTTTACTATGTGAGGGCAATCATTATATCTGCCATTCCAACGGCACTGATATCATTAAAGATCAAGAAACTAGGTATTGGCGTGTTATAGCAGCAGCTGAAACAGTGCAGGCAGGGGCTCAAATATTAGTCGATACTTCTGGTGCAGCCAGAACAATTACTTTACCCGCATCACCTGCAGCCGGAGATGAGGTAACTTTCTTAGATTCAGAAAATACTTTCGATACAAATAATTTAACTGTAGGACGTAACAGTTCTAATATAAATGGTTTGGCAGCTAACTTAGTAGTGGCAAATGAAAGAGCCGCTTTTAGTTTAGTTTATTCTGGAGATGCCACTGTTGGTTGGCAATTTAAAAATAGAGATCAATCGTTACGCAGTGGTGCGAATATTCTTTTAGATTCTCCAGGCGATGTTATTTTAGATGCTGATGGAGGAAGTGTTAGGTTTAAAGATGGTGGTACGGAAGTTGGTATACTTAATGCTGGTTCAAGTAATTTTATAATACAATCAAGCGTAAGCGACAAAGACATTATTTTTAAAGGTCATGACGGTGGTTCTCTTATTACCGCACTAACGTTAGATATGTCAGCAGCAGGTGCGGCAACCTTTAACAATGATGTAACTGCGTTTTCTGATGAAAGATTAAAGTCAGACATAAAAACTATTGACAACGCTTTGGGTAAAGTAATGAATATGCGTGGTGTTACTTTTGATAGAGAAGGTAGACAAGGCACAGGTGTTATAGCTCAAGAAATGCAAAAAGTTATGCCTGAAGTAGTGCATGACGAAGGTTTATATATGTCAGTGGCTTACGGAAACCTGGTAGGTGTATTGATAGAAGCAATTAAAGAACTAGAAAAGAAAGTGGAGAAACTAGAAAATGGCAGTTAAAGATAGTGGTTCATCCTTAGCAATATCAGAAATCGTAACAGAGTTCGGTGATGACGCTGGTGGCTCTGATTCAATGTCAGAGTATTATGCTGGTGGTGATAACGTACCTTCAGGTGCAGCTGGTGAGTCTGGAAATATTCCAGGCAGCGGAACTATTTCAATGTCTCAATTTTACGGTAGTACAAACCGTATAGCCATTGCACTTCAAATATCTTCAACTACACAGAACTACAATATTTATGCCAGTAGAGGTAATACCTATCAATCTGGTATTTCTGATGTAACACTAACGGTTCAAGCTATTGTAGGTGCAGCCCAAGCAGGCGGGACTTATGCTATTGATTCAGGAAACCAATGGGCTTCAGGGGATACTCTTAAAATTATAAACAACAGCCAAATCGTAGGTGCTGGTGGTGGAGCTGGAGCTGGTGGTGCTGGCA